ATTTTTATATATTATTTTAGATTATGTATTGTAATAATCTAAAATAATCTAAAAGGTCGCCTTTGCTTCCATATAGTTATTAATATTTATTGAAAATATTATATTTATAATGAATATTTAGCGTCTTGTAGTCATATGCGACAAACGCCCACCCGAAGATACACCACCCGACATTACACCAAAACCTTTCATTTTTGCGTATGTTTGTTTATCATATTCTTTCGTCATAGGCATATCACCAACATTAGACAACATTTTCTCATTCATAGTCCCACCAACTAAACGAACATATTGAGATGATTGAATAGGGTCTAATGAACCCATCGCTTTTGCGTCAATAACCATTTGCTTTGTAAGTATGCCCGTGTATAGAGAACTTGAACCCGCAATTGTAGTCATAACGCCACTATTACAAGCAATTACAACAATTTCACTATTAGTAATATCCGCACTTGTATAATTCTTAACATCAATAGTGAAGGAAAGATTATATGAACCGAGAGAACCATTTGAGAGGTAAGATGGTAAGGATAAATCCATAGCGGGAGATAAAACTAACAGCGAACCAATTGTAGGCATAGTAGCAACCGAAGCACTTGTCGCAGACGCAGTAGCGGATTTTTGAACTTGTCCCGAGAATGCCTCCCACGATTGTTGCGAACCATTTTTGCGAGATATTCTATATAATTCTTGCTGTGAAGCAGTTGATAATAAACCACTAACATTATTTAAATTAATTTTAATATTTTGAATAGCAAGGAAACCCGATGCCTCATAGTATTTTAAATCTTGAATACGCTTTCTTACGCTTATTAAAAAGTAATCGGGCAACTGATTTAATGTTATGTTATTAGCAGTTAAAGTTGTAGTAGGCGAAGCAGACGCAGTTAGAGTTGAATTAATTGCTGTAATATAACGGGGAAGGTCTAAATATGGAACAACATTTCTCGCCTCAATTCTGTCTTCGGGTTGCGAAGAAATGAAATTGACTAACATTTCGCAGTCGGGGAAAACTGATGATGTATTATTAGTAGTATCAGTAGGAACACTAATACCACCTTTAATAGAGGTTAGAGTATATCCACTATTAGCAGAAGTCCAAAAGCGTCTAAAAGCACTATCAATATTAAAATTAAAATTAATATTTGAAACGCCGACTAATGCTTGTGAGTTGAACTCGGGCGAACCATACAAAAATGGAGATAAGCAGAAAATAGGTTCGCATACCTCTATTTGAAGTCCAATAGTGAAAACATCAGTAGTCCCCGAAGATAATAATGTTTTTGAATTAGTTGAAGGAGAAACTAATCTATTAATACCCATTATTTTAATAGGATGTGTCCCACGAGGATTATAAGCGGGATTGTAATTTGCTTGCTGAAAATTAGCAAGAGGATTATTGTTTCCAGTTGTAGAAATATCACCAAAATTAAAATAATAATTATCTAACAAATGAGGAGTCATACCATTATATTTAGAAACCTCCTCTTGTGAAGTCATAGCAAGAATAGAAGGGAGAACATCTTGCGAATTAACCGAAACGGAAGTATTGTTAATTTGAGCGGTTGCGGTTTGAAATAACTGATTGAGGCAAAATGGAGCGGGGGCATCTTTCTCACCTAACGCCAAAGCATAAGAACCCGAAGCAACACCAGTAATTTCCATAGTAAAATTGATTTTTGTTTTAATTAGAACCTCACGATTCACCAAAGTATTTTCACTTGGAACATTAACATTAAAAGTAATACTTGTTGAATTAGGAGAAATGGCGGGGAATGACTGATAATTAACGGAAGAACCTCCCGACATTACAGCATAAGTTAATTGCGAAGTTATACCAGCGATGCGACTATCTTTGATTAAAGCGGTTTTGAAATCAGCACTCATTTTTTATATATATTAATAATATAAATATATATAAATTATTCTAAACAATACTAAATATTATAATTTTAAATCCCTCATACTCATATTCGCAAATTGTAAAGTTTTTGTTTCACCTAATACAACCTTTTCAAATAATATTTTAATTGATGCTGTCCCTCCATTTGTAAGTTGAAAAGGGATTAACTCACCAGTTTTTAATTGATAAAAAACATTAATATCTATTTGGTTTAATGGTTGATTACCAGTTAAAGTTATATATCTATATTGTCCGCTTGGAACATATAAAAGATTTGGTCTATAACCTTGCTGATTAGTCATTAAATCAGTAATCATTAATAAATGTTGAGTTGTATTACGCTCACTATCGGGAGTATATGTATCTTTATTATTTTTATTTTTAGATGCTGATTGTTGATTTGCTATTATAGGCAAAGTATTACTGATAAAAACAATACTATTAATCGGGGTCATTAAATCAATTGAACTCCATTCTTGCTCCGCTTTAATTATATAATCTCTATAAGTCATAATAGAAGTAGGAGGAACATTTGGAGTAAAATTATTATAATAGTTATAATTTGGATTATTAAAAACAGAATTAGATTTAATCCAATTAGTTAAAAAAGAAGGTTTAAATATTAATCTATAAACCTCATCAATAGAAGAAGTAAATCCATCATAAGCAAGTAATTTTTCTGATAAATAAGGAAATGTTGAAATTAATGTATAAAAATTAGGAGAAACACCTAAACCAAAAGTAGCAAAAAAATCACTACCATTATAAGTATTTCCACTACCAATTGATATAGGAAATCTATATGCGTTTCCAGTAATATTAAAATTATCTAATGTTATAAATTGAGGAGAAACATATATATTAACTTTTTGTGATGCTTCGTCCCATTCAAAAGTAGGCGGAAAAACCCAATTATCAATTTGATTTTTTAAAGCGTTGCTTTCTGCGGGTGTATAACCATCGCTATAATCTACTGCTCCATCTAATATAGAATTATAACCATTACTTAATGCTTCATTTACTATTACATCAAAAAAATAAGAGTATGAATAACAATAAAAATATTCATAATTTATATGCTTTCCATCTTTATATTCTTCAAAAGTCGGTTTATAAACATTAGGATTTTGCGGTTTCCACGCAATATATCTATGAGTATTATATTTTGGAACGTCTTGAAAACCAGTATGGAAATATTCATAATATATTTCATAAGCGGTTGCTACATATCTACTTTCATCGTGTATATTACCATTAGGGTTAGGAGATACATTTTTATCTGTATTTGGTTGAATAATTAATACGGGCATATTTGGAGTATCAATTTGAAATCTTACAACGCTCATTTTATAATCTCCCGTATTGTTTATAATCGGTGTTTCAGTTGTTTCTATAAATCGGGCGGGTGTATCTGTATTTCTTCCTATATTATGCTGTAATATATCGTAATAAACTCTATCGGGATTATTTGCTTGTTTAAAATCGTTTGTTTGCGACATTTATATATATAATTATTTATTATTATTTTTATATATATTTAAACTAAATTATTTCTTATTCTTTATTTTACCTCCTTCCATTTTTTTCTTATTATAAAGTTCTATAAATCTTTCTTTCTTTTGCGGTGTTAATGATGCTAATCTCATATTTAATTCAATTTTATTTTTATATTTAGGCACTCCATAACCCATTTGGTTTAATATTTGGTATAAATCTTCGTGTTCTATTTCTAAAATTAATTTAAAAAAATCATCTACTTTCTTTGGTTCTTCTTTCTTCTCTTCTATTACCATTTTAATATTTTGTGGTTTAGTTAATTCTTTTTTTGGTCTTCCTTTCTTCTTTTCCATTTTATTATATACATCACCCGTAAGAAATGCTCTTACATCTTTTTCTTTTTCGGGTTTTTTATCTACTTTACTTAATATTAATGGTATAAGTTTATTATTTATTAAATCCTCATCAATTTCGTATAATGGTTTTTCTTCGCCTTTATATTTAAATATTTTTTTTAACATTTTATAATATATATCTTCACCTACAAAATTAATAGGTATATCTTCTAAAAACTTTTTTAATGGTTTTACTTCATCTAAACTCTTCTTTTTTGGTTCTTCAATTGTTATTTTAATATTTTGCGATTCTTCTTTCTTTTCAATTGTCTTCTTTTTTGGTAATACTTTTTCTATTTCAATTTGTTTTTTCAATAATTCTCCTTGTTTTTTTAATTGTTTTTTCTCCTTTAATTGTCCCTTTTTAATTTTTTCATATTGCTCTATTTCTGCTGGATTTTCTCTATTATATAAAAAGTCAGTCTTATTTACATCTAAATATACATTTAAATCATCTTTAATTAATTTTAAGCATATCATTCCCGTTGATGTTTCCATTTCTTTAATAAGTGATTTATCTTGTGTGAATCCTCCATCTATTTTAAAAACTTCGTGAGTTGGTAAATATTTTGCTAATTGTTTTCTAAATATATCAAACTTCGGCAAATTACCATCTCTTAAATATCTATCGCTTATTATCATACATAAAACTCCGCCTTCTCCTAACATATTAAACGCTTTTGCTACAAAATCTATATCGTGATAGACTACATCTTCTTTTTTTGCTAATTTTGTTTCTTTATCAAAAACTATTCTCTGTGTTCTTATATTAAATGGCGGATTTCCTAATATGTAATCATAATTTACACGGGCATTTAAAGTCATAAAATCGCAATTGCTCCATTTAATATTATCTATGCCTTCAAAATATAATTGCCCTATTGTGAAAAATGTCGGGTGTAATTCATTACAATCTATAAACATATTTGCTCCTAACGGCATATTTACTAAACCTCTAATAACATTACCTATTCCCGCTGTTGGTTCTAATATTTTTAAATCTGTTCTATTATCTTCTTTTATTCCACTATAATTTATTAATAATTCTACTTCGCTTTGCGGTGTAAAGTTTGCTTGAAAAGTTGTAATTATTTGCTTATCAATTCCTCCTAATGTTTCTAATATTTTTGTTAAAGGTTTTCCTTCTTTTATCATTTTTCTAATCTTATCTTTATCTATATTTATATCTTGTTTAATTTTTTCTTCTGTAAGGTCGGGATTTCTATTTAGTTTATATTTTGTATCACTACTAAATCTCTGTAATCTCATATTAACTTCTTTAATATTTTTTTCATAAAAATCTTTATACATTTGCCTCTTCATTTTAATTTTTTCCTTATTTGTAAGGTCGGGGATTTCTAATAATGCTTCATTATAAGTTTTTATAAAATCATTATTTTCATTATCATTTACCTCTTCAAATCTCGGTTGTGCTAATAATAATTTTTCAAATCTATTAATGCCTTCTTGTTTATTAAACATTAAATTATATAATCTTATATCGGGTGATTGTCCGTATAAATTACCATATTTATCCATTCCTTCATAAGTTATAAGTTCTTCTCCATCTTTATTAAGTTTTTTCTTTTCGGGATATAATAATTTTTTAATTCCATTATTCATAACTTTATCTGCTTCTTTAAACCATTCATTATCATCATCATCATCTTCTTCTCCTCCTTTAACTCCTACTAATAAATGAATATTTACTATACTTTTACTTCCTTTTTTATGACTATCTAATCTTAACGCTCTTGCTATAATTTGCTCTAAAATTGCGTAATTCCAGTAAGGTTCATTTATTATAACATTATTAGTTTCTTTAAATGAAATACCTTCTTTTATAGATAATGTAAAAAATAAAACATTTATTTCATTAGTATTATATTTATCCATAACTACTTTCTTTTCTGTTGCTGATAAACTACCATCTATTACGCCATATTTTAACTCTTTAAAATCTTTATTTATAATTTTATATAATGGTTCTAATGTATAACCTTTAAATTGACTATAAATTATTGTTTTCTCTTTTTTATGTTTTCTTAAAAAGTTTATTATCCATTTGCCTTTTGCTACTATTGATTGATTCCGTGAGTTCATTAAATACGCATCTTTTTCGGGCAATTTATTTAGTAAATCTTCAAAATCATTATTCATTAAACCATCTTTTAATTGTTTATAAGTATATTCATTATTTATTACAAAATCATCATCGTCCAAGTTTTCTTCTTTCATTTTTTTAAGCATTTGTTTTGCTTTATAAGGGGTCAATTCATACGCTTCTGTTGGGTCATAAACAACCTTTTCAAAATGATATTTTGTTGATGGAAACTCTTTATTATCTTCACTAATTTTATAATAACTAATTAAACCTTGATAATATTGTTTAAATGATGGAGGGTCTAAAATTAAAGTTTTTAAATCATCTATTTTATGCTTATATAAAGGTGTTTTTTTATAACCTATTGATATAATCGGTTCTAAATCATATTGAGAATTAACAAAGAGCGTTCCAGTCATAAAAATAGTTCTTAAAAACTTATTTTCATTTTGTAATAATGTAATACCTAATTTTGTTCCTACTAATGAAAAGTTTTCTGTTTTCTTCCATTTTCTCGCACTCATTTTCTCTGTAATCGCCATAGTGTAAAAGTTCCTTAAATTGTGTATTTCATCTACTATTAATAAACTATTTGGTTGAAATATTAAATCAGTATTTAAAAATTGTTGATATGATACAAAGTAATATATATAATCTCCATTATCATTTTTTCGGTTCGGGTCAATTCCTCTTCTATACATTTCTTTAATTGTTCCAAAAACTAATGAGGCGGGGACTAAAAAATAAACGCTACTATTAGGATTTAAAACTGCGAATTGTTCCGCACAATTAACAGCAATCATAGTTTTTCCACTTCCTACTCCGTAATATAAAATTACGCATTCTTGCGATGAAACGCTCCAATCTTCAATAAACTTCTTTTGATATTCTCTATAATAATTAGGGTTTTTCTTTAAAAACTTATCAAAAGCGGTTTTATCTTCATCATATTCATAAACTTCGGGATTTAAAAATACTTCATCTTGCGTTCTTAAAAACTTATTTAAGTTTAATATATCATAAGCATCAAAAGATTTAACTTTTCTCTTTCTTTTTGCTCCCGTTTCATTATCTTCTAACGCATCTGCTAATTTATTAGTTAATTTTTCATTTTCTAATTGCGTTTTTGCTACTAATGCTTTCAATTTATTCATTTCTGCTAATTCTTCTTCGGTCATCGCTCCTCCTACCATTTTTGTTCCATTTTCACTATTATTAATATTTTCAAATAATTTCGCCATTTTTAATATTTTGCTATTTTGTTCTTTTATGCCTTCGCCTTTTGTATATCCTATTGCTACTGCTCCTCCCGCTAAACTACTATCTATCATTTGTGATGCTGTTGATGCTACTACTGATAATGGTGCTGATAATGGTGTATAACTTAATCCGTCTAATGCTGTTCCAAATGCTAATGCTAATGCTTTATTATTATTCATATTATTTAAATCTACTCCCGTTTCTTGCGACATTTTATTTCTTACTGCTTCCATTCCTAATTCATCTTCTCTTTGTTTTACTAATGCTTCTGCTTCTGCTAAATATATATGGTCTGCTGGTTTCCAAAACGGCAAATACCATATTCTTTTTCCGTCTAATACTTTCTTCGCTTCTTCTTTAATTCTCATAGTTTCGGGGAGATTAGCAAATCCACTATATAACATTTTAGGCAATAATTCTATTCCTCCTCCTTCCATTTCTAATATTTCTGTTTCAGTTGCTTTTGGTGCTGTTTTTCCTTTAATAGTTTTTTTTGGTCTTATATTTAAAAGAGAATGGTTTTTTTTTTCCTCTGCGGTCATAAATAAAGGGACATTTATTCCTTTTCCTACTAATTCTTTTATAAAATCATTACTCATTTCTCCTTTATGTTTATTAAGGAGATTTGCTAAATCTTGCCTTGTTAATGTTTTAAACTCACTTTTTATAAGATTCTCGTGTTTAATTAGTTTTTTATCTATTAATTTAGATTTTTCTTCCTCTTCTTTTTGTTTCTCTTCTTTTTTTTGTTTTTCATATTCTTTTTGTTTTATACTTGTATAAGTTTTTATAAATTGCCTCTTTTTTTCATCGGTGTTAAATGTTGCGTTTAATCTTATAGATAAATCTATATTATTACTATATTTAGGGACTTTATAACCTAATATATCAAATATATCTTTAACCATATTTGGTTTTAAACTAAAAATTATTGCGTTAAACTCTTTTGTTGTTTCCTCTTCTTTTTTTGGTTCTATTACCATTTTAATATTTACGGGTTCTTCTTTAACCTTTTTTGGTCTTCCTCTTTTCTTTGGTTCTTCTTTCTTTGGTTCTTCTTTAACCTTCTTTGGTCTTCCTCTTTTCTTTTTTGTCGCCATAATATCATCATATTCTTTTAATAATTTTTCTGCTTTTTTTTCAAGTGTTTTAGATGTTGTTTTCATTTTCATTATAATTAAATCTTGCCCTTTTTCATTATAATTTTTTATTCTATTTTTTGTATAGTTTATATCATAATTAATTTTCTCATTATTAGTTGTTTTATATACTTTTCCTTTATCCATTTTCTCTTTTTGTTTTAGTAATTTTTCTAATACTTTTTTTAATTCTTCTAATGACTTCTCTTTTGGCGGTCTTCCTCCGCCAGTTAAATCTTCGGTTGCTTTTGGTGCTGTATCTAATCCTAATTCTTTTTGTGCTTTTTCTAATAATGTTTGTTTAATACTTTCGCCCAGTTTTGCTCTTGTTTTTTTCCCGAATGTTAATCTATCCCACGCATCGGCGGATGCCTCATTCATTTTTTTTGTCCTTGCTTTTTGTGCGTCTGTAAAATCAAACCACCCTCCTCCTTCTTTTATACCTATAAAAGTATCTCCTAATTTTGCTAATTCTGCGGGTTGATGTGCTTTATTTAAATCTAATGGATTTGCTGTTGCGTCTATTTCTACCATTTTATTAGGTCTTTTTTGTAATCCACTTAATAAACTAACAAAATCGTTTTTAACTTTTACATCAGTTTGCTCTTTTGGATTAGTTCTTAACATATCATAAAAACCTACTGCTTTATTATAAGTAATAATTTCTTTTATTGGATAATCTTTTTGTAATGCTTGTAAATACAACCCCGCTCGTGAATGCCCTATACCTATAATATTATCTGCTCCATATTTTTCTATTGCTTTTAATTGTCTTTCTTTATGTAATTTAAATGTTTTTGTATTTTTAACTGAACCGAATGCGAAATATTTAGCATTATCAATCCAGTCATCCGCTCCTACACTTCCTCTATGAACTACTATTACATCTTTATCATTAGAACCATTTTTAGTATAAACTTTTACTCTACTATCACTTAAAGGGGCATCAATAGAATATCCTTCGGGTGCGATTGATGTATTGCCTTTATAACTTAATTCTATAAACTCTTGTAATACATTTGCGGGAACTCCTAAACCTTTCATTTTTGCTTTTTTCGGCATTTATTTATAATATATTAAAATATTAATTATTAATTATATTTTTAATTTAAATATATTATTATATATAAATGGATTATGATGTTTCTATTGAAAAAATATTAAATAATATTAGACAAAATTGTATTGAAATGAATAAATATCATAAAAAAAGATATTTTGAATTATCATATAGTATTAAATATTATAGATTACCAGTAATTATATTTAATGGAATTAACAGCATAATAGCGGTTGGATTACAAAAATATATAAGTCAAGAAATATTGAGTTTATTAACTTCTTTAATTGCTTTAACTTGTTCTATTATCGGGAGTATAGAATTATATTTAAGAATACAAAAAAGGTTAGAAAATGATTTAATTAGTCAGCGAGATTATTATATATTAAGTATTGATATTTATAAAACATTAAATATATCTATTAAAAATAGACCAGTCCCCGCGAAAGAGTATTTAGAGAAAACTTATAATGTATATATTAAATTAATTGAAAATAGTGATGTTTTAAATAATAAATTAAATGATTTATTAATCCCTATTGAAATGAATAATAATGAAAACGGAATTGTTGTTTTAGAACAATCTACAACCGAATAATAATAATATAAAAATAATATAAATTGTTTAGATTTTAATTTAAAGAAATAATAATATATTATATATATAAAATGGTTGAACTTACTTTAAGCGAAATATTAGATAAAAAGAATATTACTGAAAGCAGTAAAAAATTATATATTTCTAATTTTAAGAGGTTAAATGATGGCGAACCAGTTAAGAACTTTAAGTTTATTTTAGATATAGAAAAGATTAAAAATAAAATAGAACATTTTAAACCTAATACACAAAGAAATTATATTATATCTATTACATCATTATTAAATGATTTAAAAAAAATAAATGAAAAAAAATATGGTAAAATATATAATGAATATTATAAACTTTTATTAGAGTTAAATAGTGATTTAAAAGATGCTACAAGTAAGACTCCTAATGAAAAAGAAAATTGGTTAAGTCAAGAAGAAATTAAAAATATTCATAATAGTAATATGACTATATTAGATGAGATAAAAAATAAGAGAATTATAACAGAATCACAATATAATAAATTATTAGATTTAGTTATTTTATCATTATATACATTACAACCACCCCGCAGAAATATAGATTATATGAAAATGAATGTTGTTAAGAAATATGATAAGGAATCACACGGAGAAAATGATAATTTTTTAGATTTATTCAATAAACAATTTGTATATAATAATTATAAAACAGCGGGAACATACAAGACGCAAAAAGTTAATATAAATGATGATTTATTTAACATTATAAAAGTATATTTAAAATATAAGAATATTAAAGATAATAATACACCTTTTTTAACTGATTATGAAGGCGAACCATTTATTCAAATTAATTCATTAACAAGAAAATTAAATAATATTTTTAATCAAAAAATAGGGTCATCTATGTTAAGAAAATTATATTTAACTGATAAATATAAAGATGTTATAGATGATTTAAAACAAGATGCGAAAGATATGGGAACATCAAGCGAAACTATACAAAATAATTATGTTAAAAAAGATTAATTTGTTTGTTTAAATATATATAATTTTAAAAATATAATATTATATATATAAAAATGGCGAGTAATTATGATATGGCGAGTAATATAGAGAATAGAAGCATACAACAAGCATTAACCAAATATAATATGCGTAATAATAACTATGATGAACCCGATTACTTTAAATACGGAAGAAAACCGATTATTAGAACTGATAGAGGAGATATGGCGATGAATAACAGAGCATTAGAGCGTAAAATTGGAGGAAGAATGAGCGGAGGAGCAGTTAGTAATGTTTTAAGTCAAATGGACGAAAGACCACGATTTATTACAAATAAAGACTTTATTAATCCACAAAGACCGACACCACCACAATATATTTTAAGCGGACAGAGAAACTTCGTGCCTTATTATAATATGGTAGAAATGGCGGAAATTAACAGCAGAACAAATGCTAATAATGTTTTAAGCGGAAGAGGTATTGATTTTAAGAAATACGCAAATCAAGCAAAAGATATTATAGGAGATAAAGCAAAAGATTTCGCAGTTAATCAAGGTAAAGAATTATTAAAAAAAGGAGCAGAATTAATGAAAGACCCCGAAGTAAAACAAATAGCACAAGACGCGTTAAATGACCCCGAAGTAAGAAAGGCAGTTGGTAAAATATTAACTGATGTTAAATCTTATGTAAAAAAGGGAGGAAGTTTTAAAAAGGGAGCGGGTATATGGTCGGCATTAGGTAAAGCGGGGACAACAGCATTAAGCGTTGGTTCAAAAGTAGGTTCAACAGCAATTAAAGTTGGTTCAACCGCCGTAAATGTTGGAGCAAAATACGGGTCGCAAGGAGTAGCAATAGCAACAGCAGTAGCAAAAAATCCAGTAGTTCAAAAAATAGCGACTGATGTAGCAGAAAATCCACAAGTTCAAGAAGCGGTTGTTGGTTTAATAGCACAGCAAGTAGCAAAATTAGCACCAGCAAAAGAAGAAGCACCAGCACCCGAAGAAGAAACACCAGTAGAAGGAGGAGCAATTAGAAATAAAAAAGCATATATTAAAAAATTAAAGGCACAATATAAAAAAGGAGGAATGATGAGTTTAAAAGAAAAAATTAAAGAAAAACTTAAAGGAAAAAAAAATACAACACAGCAAACATTATCTCAATATGAAGATGATGATGATTTTTTTAAAGAAGATGAAGAAGAAGAAAAAATGTATAAAAAACTATTAAAAGAAAAAGCATCAGCAACAAAAAACCAAACGGGAACAGAGTTAAGTGATATGAGCGGAAGCGGAGCAAAAAGAGGAAAAAATAAAAGAGCATTAATAGTTAAAAAAGTTATGAAAGAACAAGGATTAGGATTAATTCAAGCAAGTAAATATGTAAAACAACATAATTTATATTAATATGTTTTAAAATATATATATTTTTTTAATATAATTATATATATATAAAAATGCCGACATTATATCCTTATGCGACTGATTATGTAGATGGAACTATTTTTGATAATATACAGAGGAGAATAGCACACACAGAAAACGCTGGAAGTTATAGATTAACTGAATATCCTATTGAAGATAAAACAAATGGAAAAGCAGATACGTATATAGAAGGTTTAACAGAAAACTTATTTTCTTTAAATACAAGTATTAATCAATATACGGATATGTTAAAAACTGATAGAGATTTATTAACTTATGAAACAACAAAAATGGAGAACATATCAGCATTAAAACAAAATGTAAAACAAAATATTAAAAATATATATGTAATAGATGGTGAATTAAGTAAGTTTGAGAGAAAATTAAAAGTTTTAAGAGAATATATACCTTATGTATCATTAACTAATTTTTTAGATTTTAGAACTATTTATGATACATATTTAACATCAGTAGTAGATTTAGTAGCGGTTGGAACTGATTTAATGGATTTTTTAATTGAAGATGGTTTAATTAAAACAAAAGGATATAGCGAAGTTTTTATAGATACAACGGGAGTAAATGAAGAAGATGAAACACCTTATTATAGGCGAAAAATTACTGATAAAATGTTAAAGAAAAAGATGGGTGAAATAGCAAAAAGACCCGATTTTGTATGGAGTATGGAATATGATGATGAAGAATTAGACGCAGAAGCAAATAGAGTTAATTTAATTAATCAAGCATTAGAAGAATTAGGAGAAAAAGATTATTTTTATAATCCAAACCAAAAAGAGTTTGAAGATGAGGATTATGATTTATGGTATGACCGAATGACTAATATATTTAATGAAAAAAGATTCATAAAACAAACACAACAAGCATTAAAGAAAGAAAGACAAAGTCAAGCAAATAGACAAGCAGATTTAGGTATTGACCCTATTTATGATGTAAATTATCCCGATTATGTCCCGTTTGTCCCCGATGATATAAGTTATGATGAAGAAGGAAATCCCGCTGAAATATTAGAACCCGAACAACCTACTATACAAATAAATACAAATCTAAATACAGAAGATAAGGAAATGGAAGAAATATTTAATGAAGAAAAGGAGATGTTAAGAGGTATTAAATTAATTAGTAATTTATTAAAAAAGATTAATGAACCATTTGCGAAATTATGGACTAAAATGACTAATGTTGTTATGAGTATAGATGAAACTATGATGTATATATTAAATAATTTTAATGTATATAGACAGCAAAAATTAGATGACCCGAATAATTTAAATATAGAAAAAGAGGGTTTATTAGATAATCCTTATGGAGTGAAAGGAGGCAATTTTACAAAAAAAGGTTATTGGGAAGAAAAAAGAGGAGGAAATACTTTATTAAGTGAATTAGTAAAAGGTTATAAAGATGGAAAAGTGGGTTATCAAAAAAAAGGAGGCGGAGTATGGGAAGAAATCGCAAGAGCAGAACAAAGTAAAAAAGATGGAAAAATGAATTATAATAATGGAGTTAGTTTAAAATATATTGGATTTAATCCCGAAGATAGACCAAAACCAAGAATGCTTCCACAATTGGAAGGCGGATATGCGGGATTATCTCATCCATCACGCCGAGAAATGGCGAGATATTATGGAAGCGGAGGAAGAAAATATATGTAATATTTGGACTTTCACCATTTAAAAAACCTATATTTTTATATATATTTTATTATGATAAATGATTTAGTTTTTATTTAGTATTTTTGGAAGAGAAGATATATGACTGACTTACACCCTTATACACCCTTACACCTTACACCCTTAAAAAAGTCTTATTTATATATAAAAAAAAATTAATCATTTCATCTCTAAAAAAAATGTTATTTTATCTCTTAATTTCTTTAAAAGGGTGTAAAGGGTGTAAGTTAGAAGAAAAAAAGAGAAAAAAAAGTAAAAGTCATTAGCATAAATGCTCTCATAAAAATTATAAATCAAAATTACACCCTTTTTTTTAGGGTGTAAGAAGGGTGTAAAGGGTGTAAGAAGGGTGTAAGTCAATTAATTATATAATTTTTTAATAAATATTATATAATTTAATACATTTATGATTTGGTTTTTAATTCTTCTATTAATTCTTTATGATTTATCGTATAGAATCTTTTATTTCCATTATTTCCTTTTGTTATGCTCTTAAACTTATAAAAACTTATTTTCATATGAAATGCTATTGGCGACATATCATAGTTATTATGAATACTATTTTTAAACCTTATAAAATCCTTATACATCTCATTATTATCTTTTTCCTCTATATATGTGTTGTCTATATCTATATATTCACTACATATATCTTCTAAAAATAATAAAACAATATTTCTTTGTTCTGCTGTTATTGCCTCATCATATTCGCTCTTTGGTATATCAAATTGAGTAATTGTTTTATTAATTGTTAAACTCATTAAGTATTTATAAATAAATAAACAAACATTTTTATCATCCGCATATTTAAAACCTTCTTCAAAATAAGTTTTATCGCCTACTTTATCATCACTACATCTTATAAATAAATCTCTTCTTTTGTTCTTGCTTGACGGGTCAGCATTATTAGTAAAAGTTATAAATCTATGATTACTATTAACTTCTATACCACTTTTATTTTTATCATTTATTATAATTGTTTTATCTGTGATGAGTGCTTTTTTCATATCATTAGCATTATAAAAATTACTTTTATTTGCTTCATTAAAAACAACTAAAACACTATCTTTCATTAAAGGATTAAAATTGCCGAAAATATCCCGTTGCGGATTTGTTGTTTCAAATACTTTTTTATTACCCATTATGGTTTTTAAAAAATGTAAGAATAAACCTTTCCCCGCTCCTTCAACCGAAACAAATATTAACTCCATAGTTTTAATTTCTGTGTATTGAAACATTTGTGCTAACCATATTACAACAAAAATATATAATTCTTCATTATAATTAACTAATAAATTAATATGATTTAAAAAATATTCTAAACCTTTTTTATTGTATTCATAATCATCATCAATTTCTTCGTGATTTAATATTTCCCATTTTTCCCATAAATTATAAACATTTTTAGGGCATTTGCTTTCATCTACATAAATCCCGACTTTATCATATGTTCTTGCGTTTGCGTCTTTTAACCATTTATCTATAAATGAAATAGATGTGTATTTATCAACTTGGAAATAATCCGCATAAAAGTTCATATATTTAGTTATAAAGTCAGTTTTATTATACTGATTCCCATTACAATAAAAATTAACATCAACTTTACAATTTTCTTTTTCAAAATCTTCTCTTATCTTTTCATATTGAGTTTTCTTTTCCTTTTTTTCTGCTTCATAATCGGGGGGCATTATTATAGGACTTTCTATTGTTTTAAAAGAAAACTTAATATTCTTATGAATTGTATATTTTGCTACAAGTTCGCTAAAATATTCTAATAAATCCTTTTCTGCTTTTAAATTATCATCATTATATAAAACAAGACCATCAAACATAAGAGCAAATATTTTTAAGTTTAATGTTTTACATTTAGTTATAAGTATTTGTAATATTTTATTTTCTTCTATACATAATATATGATTTAAAAACTTCCCTTCTAAATTATTCGCATCTTCTTCATCTATATATTTTAGTATATGTTGGAAATCATCTATTTTTATAAGGTTTTCTCTAATTTCATACATTTCATTTTTAAATCCTTTTAACCATTTATATTTAGTCGGGATTTTTTTGTTATGCGAGTTCATCATAATTAATACTTTCTCTTTTGCTTCTCCTTTTGTTATGTCTTCTGCTTCCATAATATCTTCTAAAATCTTGCTTCTATTATTTACATAATCACTTAAATAAGGACACGCTATATCGTGTTCTTTACATACATTTAATAAAATAGTAGGGTGAGCGTTTATAACATCAACATCTTTAAACTCATTATCATCTAATAAAAAGTTTCTAACAAAACCATTAACTCCTTGTATGCTGTTAATTCCAAACATTCTCCCATCTTTGCGATTCTTGCTATATCTATATGTTGCTTCTAATGGTTTTTCATCTCTAATTTGCTCTAATTTATATTCAACAAACTTTAACATATTATTATAACAAACTTTTAAATCTTTAATCGGTATTTTTTTTACTAACTCACTATGCTCTCTAAACATATCAAGAGTATATTTATTTTGTAAATAACTTAATTTTTTTTCGCATATAACCTCATTAACAACAACGGAAGGGACAATCTCCATTTTCATCTTTTTATATATATATATAATATTATTCTTTAAGTTATAATAATTCCTAAATATATAATTATTTATAATTAATTAATTATATAATTTTTCCTAAATATATATAAACAATTATGGTCTTAATTCTTTATAATTTCCACTTTATTAAAAATAATAATCTAAATAATCTAAATATTATTATCATAATTCATAATAAAAAATAATGAAAAAAAAGTATTTTTAAATGATGAAAGTCTCATTTTTTAATTAATTAATATATTTAGCAATAATATAACTTAAAGAAATAATATTGTATATATATAAAAATGAGTGATGTTGCGAGATTGGAGAAAAAAGCAAAAGCGGGTTGGAGAGCATTTTTTATAATGCGTGAAAATTATTTTAACTTGATAGATGAATACAATATGTTAAGAAATCATCATAAAATAATAACTGATAGAATTAAGAGAAATGATTTAGAAATAGATTTAGAATATTTGAAAAAACAATTTATAGATATGTATGATACTATTAAGAATTATCAAGATTGCCCTATTTGTTATGAAACATTAACAAAAGAAAATATGGAGGTTTTAAATTGCGGTCATTTATGCTGTAAAGTATGTAAAGAAAAACTAAAAACTCATAATGCTTCTAAATGTTCTATATGCCGAAAAAGCATATTTTAAATTATCATAATAATATATATAAAAATATATATTATTTAAATGCTTATAAAATGGTTCTTACTTCAACCTCATTATTGCTAATATCAATAATTTTTTTGATAATATAATATGAATCCATCTTATATATTAATAAAATATAAATAAATATAATTTTTTCTAAACTATTCATATTATATTGTTATATAATATTAATATATTTTATAATTATTTCTTTTCTAAATACTTAATATGTTTTTTAGTTGCTAAATGATGAACTTTATTGTCTTGTCTATAATGTCCTTTACATTCACAAGTGATTTTTAATTGCTTCCATTTATTTTTTTCGTCGGGTGATATATAACATTTAATACTATTTAAATCTGCGTTTAGTTTTTGTCTATGGTATTCTTCAATTCTGTTTGCTTCTGTCGGTTTAAGTTTTTCTTTACTTTCTATAAGTAATATCTTAAAATTAGATGAACCGCCATTTTCTCTAATAAAATTATATACTTTTCTATTAGAACCTTTATTAACATAGTTTATATGCTCTTGAAATCTCTTATCAATACTGCGTTTAGTTTTTCCTACATAAACGCTTTTTATGTCCTCATTAATCGGTTTAATTTGATAGAACTGATAATCGCAATCTTCGCAAACGGGGGCATTAGTATTTATAATACTCATTTTATATATATTATAGAAAATAATTCTTTAAGTCCTTTTTTTCCTAAATATATTAATATATATATAATTAATTAATAATTAAATATATTAAAAAAAAAGTATTATAATTCTAATACTTTTTTATAATCTTTTTTCATAATAAAAATACTTATAAAAATATGGTTTTTTAAATGATGAATGCCTAATTTTTAATCATCATTCTTTAATAAATATGCCTCTTTTTCACTTAATATAACCATAGGAAAAGTTTTACATATAGTAGTCCAGCGACTATCTAATTTTTTAACCTTTTTAATTTGCTCTTTATCAAACCCTAAATAATTATCTAATAAATATTTTAAACTCCGCCCTCCTAATGATGATGGAAAAATAGTAATAGAATGTGCTTCATTTAATATTCTTTTTGTATCTATTCCCGCTGTTGCTATATGTGATGTGTATATAACACTTGCGTTAAAATGTCTTCCAGTTTCCAGTAATATATTTAATATACTATTAATTTTAAACTTTAATGCTTTATTAGAAATAACATCAGTATCATCAAAAATAACCATACTATTTTTAAAATCTTCTGCTGTGATTTCTTCTTTTAAAAAAGCATCATCTAAAATAAAACGCTGTAATCCTTTAATTTTATCTATACTACTATCTTCATTAATACTGCTAAATAAATATATTTCATTTTTAGGATATAACTTTTTATATTCACTACAATATAATTGAGTATAATAACTTTTTCCACTTCCACTTGCTCCCGTAATATATAATATCTGTCTTTCTTGTTGTTTATTAGGTATTTGCTGTATAGTTTCAAAAGATTTATTTAAAACAATTTTAGTCATAGGATTATCTAAATCTGCTGTCTTATCACTTATGCTAATAATTTTATCTTTTTTTTTATCATTTTTATTAATAACTTTTGCTACAACTTTTCCTATATTTTCATAATTCATTTATATATAATTATAATATAAATATATATAATAAAATTAATTAAAGATTAAACTTTTTTTTAAAATCTTCTAAACTCTCCTCAAATGTCGGTTTATTCCATAATAGATTCAAACTTAAAGATGATGCTGTAATAGGTGAGTTATAGTTTTCTGTTCCTAATGCTTTATGTCTTTTAATATAATTCGCTTTTTTTAATGGATTATTATGGTCTATAAATGTTTCGCTAAACCTACTACCAAAATGAGTTTTTATAATTTTATCTCCAACTTCAAAAATCGCCATTAGTTTTTTATCTTTTCTTGTTGATGGTATTATATCAATTAATTTAATATTAACCATATTTTATATATATATATATTATATTTTAAGGTTTTTCAAAAGTTAATGTAAAAGGATTTTCACTATTTAATATTTTCTCTTTCCATATTTTTATTTCCGCTTCTCTATCATCTTGTATTTTTTGCCTTCTAACTTGTTTTTTCTGTTCTAATATATCCTTTTTATGAGTTTTATAATAGTTAGTATTATAATTTTTTACATATATTTTTCTATCTAAATCTTTATTAGGTTCTATTGATTCATTCTCTATATGATGATTAGAAATATCCATTTTATATATATATAAGAAAATAAATATAAAAATTAAAATTAATTAATCCAAATACTAACTAATGCGTCGGGTTCTACTTTTAAGTCATTACAACCTTTTATAACCATTTTTCTAAATGCTTCTAAATCCATAAATAAATCTTTCATAGCAATAATTCTTAATATACACCATCTCCCACAAGTATTAATGCCGTCTTCGTGTGCTTGAAAAGGAGTCTTATTAATAACATATTTATATTTAGATTTCTTAACTAAATTAGTTAAATAGTCTGTCTGTTGTCCTAATAGTTTATTCTTAATTGCTCCAAAAGTATCTTTTTGTTTATCTATATCTTTTCCATAAGAATTAAAACTCTCTATAATATTTTTATATTTTAAAAAACAAACCCAGTGTCCGACATTCTTTTCTTGTTCTACTAAAACTATTCTAAAATCAATAGGTAAAGGCAACAAATCATCAATAGTTCTATAATCTTTAATTTCACTATATTTCATTACTTCGCTATTCTTTCCACTTCCAAAATATCTCTCTACATCAGCATCAGTTAAAGGGGTTTGTATTCTTTGTATAATATCAGCAACATCTAAATTAGGGGGGATTGAAAAATTACTATTTTTAAACATTATAATATAACAAAAGAAAATAATTAAAAATTAGAACCAAAATAAACATATATATTTTTATTACTTTTAATTAGAGGTATTAATTTTTCATTAATATTATTATTTATAGAATCAATCATAGTCTTTAAAGATGGTTTAAGTTTATTCTTATTAGTATTAATTTTCATCATCTTTAAATGAGTTAAAATAATATCTTTATTAATCGGTTTAAACTTTTGCTCTAATAACAATAATAAAGTGTTTAAATCACTCATAGTTTTATAATCTTCTCCTAATGAGGAGTTAAATATACTTACTAAATCATTTTGTAATTTTTTAGCATTTATTAATTTCGCATAACTATATAATCTTTTTAATGCTTTAAAATATTTCTTATCATTAGCATAAGAATATAAATCATTTAAAATTGATGTTTTTATATCTTCTATACT